CTACAACACGCTCGGCGTGATCTACCTGCGCCACGGCGACCCCGAACGCGCGAAGCAGGTCCTGCGCTACGTCGTCGACCGCGTGCCCGACAACCCGCGCGTGCTGGCGAACTACGTCGACGCGTCGATGCTTCAGGAGGCCGCGTGATCTCCGGTGTAGTTCTCGTCGCACCAAGCATCGGCGCGCACCTTCGCGGCGTCCAGCGCCTCCTGCTCGGTTGGGAAGGCTTGGTTAGCGCCGTCGTCCTCGTGCACCTGCTTGGGATCGGAGCCATCGGGCGCCCAGATCTCGAATCGTGCCAGGTACATGCCGTCGTCAGCCGGCCTCGTCCTGTACTTCACATCGAACCATCCGACCCATCTGGCTTTCATGGCGCACTCCGCTTTCGCTCGATGGTTGGAATCGTACTCCCGGAGGCAGCTTGATCCAGATCACCGATTCCAAGGACGTGAAGTCCTCGTTCCTGGAGCTCACGCGGCACCAGGCCACCGTCGAAGCCGAGATCGCCAAGATGGCGGTGGAGCTCGCCGAACGCGCGCGCATGGCCGGCGTGATCGTCGAGATCCGCTCGGTGCCGCTCCCGCCGCTGGCCGCGGGCAACAACGTCGACCAAGTCACCGTCTTCACGACGCGCGGCCGGCCTGCGCAGCAGGCGCTCGCAGCATGAGCGCCATGACTGCCATGGCCGACACGATGGTGCGGCCGCATTCCCATTCCCAGGCGGCGCAGCTGCGCCTCGCGCTCGTCGACGGACCGAAGACGTGTCGCCAGCTGCACGAAGCGACCGGCGTGCCCGCGGCGCGCGTTCGCGGCATCCTGAAGGTCGACATCGACCTGGGTCGCATCCGCTGCGTGGTGCGCGGGCCCGGCATTGGCGTCTACAGCCTCGCGGAAGAGCTCGACCTGCAGCAGCGTCTCAAGGAGGCGAGGGCGCTGCTGGTTCGCCACGGATATGCGGTGAGCCGCGCGCGCGGAGGCCAGGCCCAATGAACGACTACACCGCATTCCTCCGCCAGAAGATCAAGCTGGCCATCTTCAAGGGCTTCGACGTCGCCGCGGCGCTGCTGCACTCGATCCTGTTCCCGCACCAGCGCGACATCGTGCGCTGGGCGGTGATGGGCGGCAACCGCGCGATCTTCGCGAAGTTCGGCCTTGGCAAGTCGCTGATGCAGTGCGAGTGGCTGCGCCAGATCATCGCGCACGCCGGCGGCGACGGTCTGATCGTCTGCCCGCTCGGCGTCCGTCAGGAGCTGATCCGCGACGCGGCCAAACTGGGCATGCGGCTGATCTTCATCCGCAGCGCCGACGAGCGCGTGGCCGGCGAGCACTTCTACATCACCAACTACGAGACGATCCGCGACGGCAAGCTCGACCCCAACCTGTTCACGGCGGTGAGCCTGGACGAGGCTAGCGTGCTGCGCAGCTTCGGCTCGAAGACCTACCAGGAGTTCCTGCCGCTGTTCGAGCACGTGCAGTTCAAGCTGGTCAACACGGCCACGCCGAGCCCGAACCGCTACAAGGAGCTGATCCACTACGCTGGTTTCCTCGGCGTGATGGACACGGGCCAGGCGCTGACCCGCTTCTTCCAGCGCGATTCGGAGAAGGCCGGCAACCTCACGCTGTACCCGCACAAGGAACAGGAATTCTGGCTCTGGGTGTCCAGCTGGGCGGTGTTCGTGCAATACCCATCCGACCTCGGGCACAGCGACGAGGGCTATGTGTTGCCCGACCTCGAGGTGCGATACCACGAGGTGCCGAGCGACTACGCCAAGGCGGGCCACGAGCGCGACGGGCAGGCGCTGATGTTCACCGATCCCGCGCTGGGCCTGTCGGCCGCCGCGCGCGAGAAGCAGGACAGCATGCCGGCGCGCGTCGCGAAGGTGCAGGAGATCGTCACCGAAGATCCGGACGATCACTTCCTCGTCTGGCACGACCTCGAGGTCGAGCGCCTGGCCCTGCAGGTCGCGATTCCCGAGGCCGTGAGCGTGTGGGGCTCGCAAGACCTGGATGTTCGCGAGCAGCGCATCGTCGACTTCGGCGACGGCAAGTTCCGCGTCCTGTCGACGAAGCCGGTGATCGCCGGCTCGGGCTGCAACTTCCAGCGCCACTGCCATCGCGAGGTCTTCGCCGGCATCGGCTTCAAGTTCAACGACTTCATCCAGGCCATCCACCGGTGCCATCGCTTTCAGCAGGCCCACCGGGTGGTCATCGACATCGTCTACAGCGAGGCCGAGCGCGAGGTGCTCCGGAACCTGCAGGCGAAATGGAAGCAACACGAGGAGATGGTCGCCACCATGACCGAGATCATCAAGAAGTACGGCCTGAACCAGTTGGCCATGCAGGAGACGCTCGCGCGCACGATCGGCGTCGAGCGCATCGAGGTCGCCGGCGAGCGCTTCGTCGTCGCGAACAACGACTGCGTCGAGGAAGCCAAGCTGCAGCCCGAGAACCACGTCGACCTGATCGTGACATCGATCCCGTTCGCGAACCATTACGAGTACTCGCCGTCGTACAACGACTTCGGGCACACCGAGGACAACGACCACTTCTGGCGCCAGATGGACTACCTGACGCCCGAGCTGCTGCGCATCCTCAAGCCGGGCCGCCTTTACTGCTGCCACGTCAAAGACCGGATTCTGTTCGGAAACGTCACCGGCGCCGGCGCGCCCACCGTCAGCCCGTTCCACGCCGAGGCGATCTTCCACGGCAAGAAGCACGGCTTCGACTACATGGGTCTGATCACGGTCGTGACCGACGTCGTGCGCGAGAACAACCAGACGTATCGCCTGGGCTGGTCGGAACAGTGCAAGGACGGCACGAAGATGGGTGTCGGCTCGCCCGAGTACATCATCCTGTTCCGCAAGCCGCAGACCGACCGGTCGAAGGGCTACGCCGACCTGCCGGTCGCAAAGGCGAAGACGGACTACACGCGCGCGCATTGGCAGGTCGACGCGCACGCGTTCTGGCGCTCGAGCGGCAACCGGCAGATCACCGCCGAGGAACTGGCCGCGCTGGGCCCGGACAAGCTGGCCAAGATGTTCACCGACTTCTCGCTGGCCAGCGTGTACGACTACGACTTCCACGTGCGCATCGGTGAGGAGCTCGAGGCGCGCGGTGCGCTGCCGTCGACGTTCATGAGCCTGGCGCCGGGCAGCCACGATCCGGGTGTCTGGCACGATGTCACGCGCATGCTGACGCTGAACAGCGAGCAGTCACGGCGCGCGGTGGAGAAGCACGTCTGCCCGCTGCAGTTCGACATCGTCGACCGCCTCATCGAGCGCTACAGCAACGCCGGCGAGCTCGTGTACGACCCCTTCTGCGGCCTCGGCACCGTGCCGTACCGCGCGATCCTGAAGGGCCGGCGCGGCGGCGGCTCGGAGCTCAACCCCAGCTACTTCCTCGACCAGGTGCACTACCTGCGCGCGGCGGAGCAGGAGTTCTCCATGCCGAGCCTGTTCGATGCTTTGGAGACGGAGCAGGCGGCGTGACACGCATCGTGGCCCAGTTCTCCTGCGGCGCCGCCTCGGCCGTCGCCGCGAAGATTGCTCGCGCCCAGTACGGCGCCATCGAGATCCTGAACGCCTTCCTGCTCGAGGAGCACGTGGACAACCGTCGCTTCGCGGCCGACTGCGAGCGCTGGTTTGGCCAGCCGATCACCACGCTGCGCGATGAACGCGATGGCGCAAGCATCGTTCGCGTCTTCCGCCGGAAGCAGTACATGATGGGCCCGCATGGCGCGCCATGTTCGCGTGCGCTGAAACGAGATCTGCTGAACCGGTGGGCGCAGCCGGGCGACATCATGGTTTTCGGCTACACCTCAGAGGAGGCGGATCGGCTCGACGACTTCCGTGAGCGCAACCCTGATCGGCCAGTGCTCGCGCCCCTCATCGAAGCCGGGCTCACGAAGGAGGATTGCAAGGCCATGGTGCTGCGCGCCGGCATCGAGCTTCCTCTCATGTACCGCCTGGGGTACGACAACGCCAACTGCATCGGCTGCGTGAAGGGCGGCGAGGGCTATTGGCGCGCCATCCGCGAGGACTTCCCCGAATACTTCGAGGCCATGTGCCTGCTGCAAGACGAGATTGGGCCCGGTTCGTGGTTCCTTCGCTACCGGTCGGGCCCTCGCAAGGGCGAGCGCTTCCCGCTGCGCGATTTGCCCGCCGGCGAGGCACGGCGCAATGAGGCGCTGCCATCGTGCTCGTTCTTCTGCGAGATGGCCGAACAGGAGTACTCGGCGTGAACGAGCAACCCTTCCTGTTCGGCGATGCGCCTTGGATACAAGTGTGGGACGGCAATCGCACGGCGGCGTCCATCTACGACCGCCACTACTCGCGCAACCCGGGCTCGCGCGGCGATCCGCGCGTGGCGGGCCCTGGCGAGAAGATCGCGCTGCTGACGCCGTGCGTCCGCGCACTGTTCGTCTGGCGCCGCTTCATCGACAAGTGCGTCGACGAGCGCACCGGCGAGCCTCAGGCGGGCGTGAATTGCGCGATCTTCCGCAACGAGGGGGCTGGGCTGTCCAGTGACCTGATCCGTGCGGCGATGGCCATCGGCTGGGCGCGCTGGCCAGGCACGCGGTTCTACACCTACGTGAACCCGCGGCGCGTCCGCAGCACGAACCCGGGCTGCTGCTTCCTGCGGGCCGGCTGGCGCCGCTGCGGCATCACGAAGACCCGTCGGCTCCTGATCCTCGAGGCGACAGCATGACGTCGCACTACGAAGACCGCGCCGAGCGTCTGCGCGTCGCGTGCGTGCTGCTGGCGCCGCGCGACGGCGAGGACACCGTGCGCGTGCCGCTGTCGAGAGACGAGGCCATGGCCAGGATCCGCGCGATGCGGACACGGGAGCGCCACCAGTTGACCGCGCGGGTCAACTGGGTGCGCGAATACGAACAGAACGAAGTGCCGGAAATGGGCACGAGGAAGGGAGCCGGCTCATGACCGCGCCGTCGGCGAAGAGTAGGATCGTGTCCCCTCAACTGCGGAGATGCGTTCGTGGACACGGAAGACAGGAAGGGCGGCTTGGTCATTTCGGATCGGCCGCAGATCAGCGTCGAGCTGGTCAACAAGGTGGAGATCGAGATCACGGTCAGTGGCATCGGAGACGACTTCGCCCGGGTCGAGACGAACACGGTGATCATCCCCGCGGATTGCGCCAAGGAGGTCGCGGAAGCGATCCTGGCTCTCGTGAAGCGTTGACTGCTCGCGCCCCTTGGGAAGGGGGCGCAAGTTGACAGCCGAAGAGAAGGTCGACGCCTGGATGCCGCTGTGGATCGGTTCGTACCTGGCGGACACCATGAAGCTGACGACGCTGCAGCACGGGGCCTACCTGCTGCTGCTGATCGCGTACTGGCGCGAGCGCGGGCCGCTCGCGGACGACGACGAGGAACTGGCAAGCACGGTCAAGGCGTCGCTCAAGGAATGGCGCGCGTTGCGTCCCAAGCTCGAGCGATTCTTCACCATCGAGGACGGCGTCTGGCGCCACGGCCGCGCCGACCAGGAGCTCGCGAAGGCGCAGGGGCACAAAGCCAAAGCCAGCGCCAAGGGCCGGGCAGGCGCCCAGGCACGATGGGAGAAGGACGCCAAGCACAGCCCAGGCAATGCTTCGGGAAGTGGCCCAGGCGATGCCCCGGGCATTGCCCCAGGCAATGCCACAAGCATTGGCACAGGCAGTGCCGTTGGCATTGCTCAGGCATTGCTCGGGCAATGCCCTACACCATCACCTATACCTACTCCTTCGGAGTATTCCGAAGCTAAAGCTTCGGCCGGGCCTGACGTCCCGGCTCCTGTGGACAAGTCCACGAAACCCGAAGACACGGCTGTCGACCGGCGCACGCTCTGGGCGACGGCCAAGACCCTGCTCGTCGCGGCGGACGTGTCGGAGGCGAGTGCCCGCGAGTTCGTCGGGGCCCTCGTGAGCGACTACGGCCTGGCCATCACGGCGAAGGCCGTCGAGGCTGCGGTCAAGGCCCGGCCCGTCGAACCGAAGGCGTACCTCGCAGCGACGTGCAAGGAGCTCAAGGCCAAACCGTCCGGCGGGCAGTACGAGACCGCCGAGCAGACGAGCGCTCGCCTCGCCGCGGACGCGGAGCGCCACGCGGCGCAAGACCCGACGAAGACCGCCGAAGGCATCGCCGCTGCGCGCGAGGCGGCCCAGCGCGTGAAGGCTGCACGCGTGGCCGGCGCGCCCGCACCGACACCTCCCGACCCGGTCGACAGCGCCGCATAGCGCCGCCAAACTCGGCCTCAGGGAGGCATGGGAATTCGTCCAGTGCCGCGAATTTTGGAGGACTACCGCGACGAGCGCCGCCGTCGCGCTTCAGCGGACAGCCGCGCTCGCAACCACCTCGCGACTCGCGCGCGACCACGGTGAACGCCGCTCAGGGCCGTCGTACCGCGACCGCCCGAGCAGTGCGAGCGCGACGCGATCCGCGGCCGGCATCGGCTCAAGCCGATCTGCCAAGCCCGCCTCGATCGCAGAGACCCTGAATTTGGCCTCGTCGTACAGGCTCCACGAGGAGCTGAAACCCGATTGCATGAACTATCTCCTGTCCACTACGAACGACTGCAACATGCGCTTTGCCCACGCCGCAACCGCACCTTTCGTGCCCCTCTGCGCGAGTCTGGGCAAAGCGCGTGCGCGCGCCGCTGGAGGTGCGCGGTGACGAAGGTCTACGCGCCTCGGTCGGGCTCGTACGCAGCCAAGGCCATAGACGTGCTGCGCCCGCTCGCCGGGCAGATGGTCGCCAGCGGCACGCTGGCGCGACTGGTCGGGTGCAAGACCAGCCACCTGCCAACCGTGCTCGCCGCCGCGATCGAGAGCAGGGCGATCGTGCGCCAGCGCACGCAGTCGGGAAACTGGTACAGCCTCGGCGAGGCCGCGCACCTGATGCGCCAGAGGCCCGCCACGAGCGTCTTCGACGTCTCTTCGCCGGAGCAGGGTGCGCCGACGATGAGCCGCCCGTCTCGCCTGCCCATCGTCGAGCTCGGCCATGTGCGATTCGGCCGATGGACGGATGGCGCGCTGTCGATCGAGCGTGGCGCGGCGATGGTCGACCTGTCGCCGAGCGACGTGCGCGACCTGAAAGCGCTGCTACTCGGGCAGCCGGCGGAGGCCGCAGCGTGAAGCGTCTGTTCGATGCCGCAGGCGTGCTGCTGGCGGTCGCGACCTTGCGGCATGCCGTTGACGTCGCGCAGCGCGATCCGTTGCGAGCGGTCGCCGGCGTGCTGGTGCTGGTGCTGATCGCGTCGGCCTGGAGGCCCGCGCGATGAAGAAGAAGGTCTTCAAGCTGGTGCACGACGAGGCTCGCCGACGCGCGCTCGAGGCGGTGACGCTGGCCGACGACGGCGACATGGTGGTCGTCAGCGGGCCCCTGCGCAACCTGGAGCAGAACGCGAAGTTCCATGCCATCTGCAGCGACCTCGAGAAGTCCGGGCATCGGTTCCGCGGCAAGCCGCGCACCGCCGCGCAGTGGAAGCTGATCCTCGTCTCTGGCCACGCGGTCGCCACCGGCATCTACGGCGCCGACGGCTTCGAGGTGATCGAAGGCATCGAGGGCGAGACGATCAACTTGCGCGAGAGCACCGCCGAGATGGAGCGATCGCGGGCATCGAGCCTCATCGAGTACGCGGTCGCGTACTGCGCGATGCACGAGATCAACCTCGACCGGTCGCCCAGCGTGATCGCGCGCGCGGTGCGCTTCCTGAAACAGGGCGCGCCGGCGTGAGCTGGAAGAAGCCGCCGGCCCGGCCGGCCAAGCAGATCGAGGGCCGCACCATCGGCGTGCCGCGGCGCGCCGTTGCTGCTGCGAGCGCGGTTCTCGGCGCCTTGGACGCGCTGCCGCAGGTCGACCTGCAGCCGGACAAGCCCGCAACGGCCGAGGAGAGCGCGCACATGGGACGCGTCGCCGCGCTCGGCTGCCTGATCTGCCGGCGCATCGGACTGGGCCAGCACGCGGCAGAAGTCCACCACATCCGGACCGGCCAGGGCGGCGCCGAGCGCGCGCCGAACTTCCTGACGATCCCGCTGTGCTTCGAGCACCACCGCGGCAACACCGGTTTCCACGGCCTTGGCGCCCGCGCGTTCGAGCGCCGCTACGGCATCGACGAGCTCGGCCTGCTGGCCATCACCATCCGGGAGCTTTGCCATTGACGGCCGTCGCCAAGATCACGCCGGCGGCGGCGCTACGCGATCGCGTCGAAGCGATGCATCAGCCCGGCGACCGCATCACGATCCTGACGGACTCCGACAGCTACGCCGACCAGGTGCTGGTGGGCATCCGCTTGGCCAGCTCGGCATGCGTGATGGCGATCCGCCGCAGTGAGTACGACGGCATGGCGATCCTGCGCGCCATCGGCTGCAAGGAGCTGCCCGTCAAGCCGGCGCCCGCCGGCGTCAAGACCCCGACCACGAAGAAGCAGGACAAGAAGTCATGATCCGAAGCACCGAAGACGCCCCACTGACCATCGCCGAGCGCTATGCCACCGCGTACGAGTCGGCGAACCTGCGGATGCAGGCACGACGGACCGACCTGGACGTCATCATCGCGGCGGGATGCCTGGACGACAGCTTCGGCGCGGCATTGCTGCGCCTGCGCGTGGAGTACGACCTGGTGCGCGCGGAGCACATTGCCGCCGAGGCGCAGCTGCGCGCGTCTGAGGCGGAAGCGAAGCGCCAGAAGGATCTAGTCGACGGGCATGGCCGCGTGGTGGAGTCGGCGGCCGCGCGCAGCGCCTGCATCCTTCAGGACGCCGAGGCAGCGGCGCTCACCGCGCACGCGCTGATCTTGATCTCGCTGAAGTCCCTGACCGAGGTGCGCGAGATGATGGGCCACTTCGCGCTGCGCGAGGCCGCGCGCGTCAAGTTCGACCGGCCGCCGGCGCACGTGCTCCACCTCTCCGGCCGCGTGCTGGACGTGCACATCTCGCCCACGTGCCGCAAATGCCAGGGCCGCGGCTTCACGGGCATCCTGCAGCGCGGCGAGCGCCAGATGGCCTGCCGCGTGTGCAGCGGCTCGGGGCTGCGGTGGGACGCAATCGGCAAGGACCAACCCGATCGCACGTTCGCGAACGGCTTGCTGATGTCGATGAGCGCACTGACCGCCAACAGCGAGCGGCGCCTGGCGGGCAAGTTCCGCGAGACCAGCGACACCAAGGGTCTGATCCTCGAGGCTGAAGCGGCGGCCGCGCGCGGCTGAACTCCAAAACCTGGAACCAGGGTTACAAGATTTTGCGTGCGAGATCGCTCGTCCACACAATGGGCGCGTTGCACTGACTGCGACGGCGACCCGGCCGCTACGGCACCCGGGTTGAATCTGAGGGACTGGGAACCGTTGAAAGCCCAGCGAGCTGAACGTTCAGCACATGCAGGGGCAGAGGTGCGCCTGCAGTTCCCCCATCCGCCACAGTTGCAGATGATCGCCAGACGCTGCCGCCCACCATCAAGGAGCCCGCCATGCATCGATCCCGCTTCTCCTCGCTGTTCGCCATCGTCGCCATCGCGGCCTCCGCCTTCGCGTGCGCCTTCGAGCGCGTCCGCGAGCGCGTGGTCAACGGCTTCCGCGACGTGTGGCGCTTCCTGACCAGCGCCGCGCCGGCGCCCATCGTCGGTGACCGCCTGGACATGGACGCGTCGCGCGAGCTCAGCGCGGCCAGCGCGTTCGTCAAGCGCCTGATCAAGCGCGAGCGCCCGCGCATCGAGGCCCGATGGGCCATGTGTCCGTCGATCTGACCTGATTCGGCTGGGGCGGAAGCACCCGGCCACCCGCTCGGAAGCAGGGTAGCGCAGTCGGTCAGCGCGCGGGGCTCATAACCCTGAGGTCGCCGGTTCGAGTCCGGCCCTTGCAACCACCTCAACCATCGTGAGAGAGAGAGCAGCTGGCGCAAGCTGGCAAACCGAGGCCCCGGCCGACCGCGTGTCGTTCCGGGGCCTCACCTTTTCGGGCGGCCGACCTTCACCCACGCCAAGCTCTAGTAGCACGCAACGGTCGCGCCGCCCACCTCATCTTCGCCGCTGGAAGCAGCCGGCCAGTTCCCCGTGTGCGAGCTGGCTGGTGGCGAGTGGAGGGCGCCTCACCCGTCGTAAGGGGTGCCTTCGGGGGAGCGCGCAGCACGCGCTCGATGGGTGGCGCGCACCCGCATGTCGAGCGTTCCCCCGAGGGTCAGCAGTAGCCGCACGAGCGGGCGGGATGCCCTGCAACAGGTATCGCCGGCGCTGCTGGTCTTCGAGCGTCGCACTACGCGCGAACCGGGCTCACCCACCTGCCTGCAACGGGCGCCGGGCCACATCGGAGCGCAGCGGCCCGCACAAGCTGCGCAGAGTGCGAAACATCGCCAGCAGTCCGTGACGTGTCCAAGCGGCCCGATTCTCCTAGGGCGCGCGGCGGGCGCGGACACCATTCGAGGCACCGCCATGAAGCATGAGCGCACCACGCGCGGCGCCGCTGCCAGGGGCATGCAGGCGTGAGCGACGTCGTCCACGGGATCAAGACGAGCGATCTTGATCCGCTGCCGCCGGGGTCGTACACGGCGAACGTCGAGCTCCCGGTCATCCTGCTTGGCAAGACGTACCGCGCGCAGTTCGGCCTGCTGGCCGACTTCGTAGTCACCGGCGAGGGCATCAACCGACCGCCGACGGGCGTCGATCACACGGCGATCGCGTTCGACACCGCGACGGTGCCGCTGACCGGCAACCTGCTGGCGGGCGCCGGCGATCCAGACGGCGACGTCGTCAGCATCGGCAGCATCACGTACGCCGGCACGCCGGTCGCGATCGGCGCCGCCTTCAACGCGATGTTCGGCATCTTCTACGTCGGCGCGAACGGCGACTGGTCGTACACCCTGGGCTCGAGCGCGCGCGCGCTGACGACCGGAGGTGTCGAGCACGAAATTTTCACGGTCGTTCTGGCCGACGGCAAGGGTGGCATCAAGACCAACCACCTGACGGTGACGATCACGGGCACCAACAGCGCGCCGATCGTCAGCTACCTGAACGGCTCGACGCCGATGAATCAGGTGCTGCAGGGCAATCTGATCTACCGTCTGGCGTTCGACTACGAGACGGCCGTCACCATCGGCAGCTTCACGATCGACGGCATCGTCGGCACCCAGCCGCTCGGCGTCGACGTAAGCATCCCGGGCGCGGGAACGATCAACATCGCCTCGAACGGCGACTACACGTTCACGCCGGTGACGGGCTTCACGGGCCCGGTGCCGACGATCACCTACCTCGTCACGGACGGCGTCAACAACGTCCCCGGCTACCTGACCCTGGCGGTCAATCCGTCGGTCGCAGGCAGCCAACCCGTGGTGCTGTTCACCAGCCCGCGCAGCGCTCCCTTCGACGACGGCTCGGGTCAGGCGACGGGCGGCGCCGCGCTGTTCATCCACGGCGTGCGCTTCGGTGACCCGGCCGACCTCGGTACGGCGATCAAGGTCTACATCGGGGGCGTCGAGGTCGGCACCTACGTCGCGATGGACGTCGACCCATACGCCAAGCCCGGCTTCGGCCGTCAGCGCATCCAGGTGCGCGTCGGCGCGCTCGCCGGCCTGACGCCCGGCCAGCCGCAGCACATCAAGGTCGTCTCGGGCGGCCAGGAGAGCAACACCGACAGCGTCTTCACGCCGAACCCGGGCCGGCTGCTGTACGTCTCGCAGAGTGGCGACGATGCGACCGCCGTCTACGGCGACCCGAACCACCCGTGGCGCTACCTGCAGACGATCGACCGGCTGGGAGCGTACGGCGCCGCGCGCGCGGGCGACCAGGTGCTGGTGCGCGCCGGCGTCGGTGGCGTGCCGTGGACGGACACGGGCTTCGCCACCGCCTGGATGCGCTTCCGCGACGCCGCCCAGCAGGGTTCGAATCCCACCGGCGTGGCCGGCACTGGCTGGCTGTCGTTCGTCGGCTATCCGGGCGAGGTCGTGCAGTACGAGACGCAGGCCGGCACCAAGGGCGGCTTCCAGGGGCCTGGCCAGGACGTCACCGGCATCACCGGCGACTTCGTCAGCTTCTCGAACTTCCGCATTCAGGTCGACGGCGGCGCCACGCGCGACGCCGGGCCGGTGAACATGCAGTACAACGCCCAGGAGTGCGAGGTCGTCGGCTGCGAGCTCGGGCCGTGGGTTGCGGGCGATTCAGCAGTGCTGAACTGCGCTGGCGTGTCCGGTGAGGGCAACTTCTTCAAAATCCTGGGCTGCCACATCCATGGGATCCAGGGCACGTCGGCGCTGCAGAACCACGGCGTCTACCCCGGAACGAACTCGTACGGCTGGACGATCGCCTACAGCTGGATCCACGACATCACCGGCGGCTCGCACCTGAGCTTCAACGACTCGGACGGCGGCACCGGCGTCTTCGAGACGCCATTCGGCGTCTGGATGGGCTTCACGAACATCTCGATCCATCACAACTGGATGGAGAACGCGGCGAAGTACGCGGTGAGCTTCAACGACGTCGGCGCGCAGCAGGGCCAGCTCGACGCAAAGATCTGGAACAACATGATCATCGGGACGGGCCTGCCCCCGTTCCACTTCGGCACCACGAACACGACCGTCGACGTGACGGTCGCATTCAACACCGTCTACAACTGCAACACGACGGTCACCGGCGGCAACGCAATGGTGCGAAACGACGGCTGGCTGCACTCGCCGGGTCGCGTCCTCCGGCTGTACGACAACATCTTCGCCTTCGGGCCGAGCACCGCGGCCGGCACCGGCTGGCTCAACGACACGACCGGCTTCAGCAGCGGCGTCGCCTGGTCGCGCAACCTGTACTGGGTGAACGGCGACGCGACGGCGCCGTCCCCCAGCAGCATCGACTCGCTGGCCGTGATCGGCGACCCGAAGTTCACGAACCCCGCGACCAGCGACTTCAGCCTGCAGGCGTCTTCGCCCGCGGTGAACGCCGGCACGCAGGCGCTGCCCGCCGGCATGCTGGTGGGCGACGACTACTCGTCCATGATCACGCGCGAGCCCGGCGGCGCGCCGGACATCGGCTTCTCGGAGTACGCCTCGCCAGCGCCGTTCAACACTTCGGCGCCAACCTCCAGCGGCGGCCCGCAGGTCGGAGTCGCCACTTCGGTCACCATCGGCAGTTGGGGCAACGCGCCGACCGGCTACTCTCGGCAGTTCAAGCTGAATGGGACGCCGGCCGGATCAGCGATCACGGGCACGGGCACCGCGTCGTACACGCCGGTCGCCGGCGACGAGCGCAAGACGCTGACCTGCGTCGTCACCGCCACGAACGGCGCCGGCTCGACGCCCGCGAACGTCACGTGCGGCGTCGTCGCGGTCGGCGCGGGCGCTCCGGTCAACACGGTGCTGCCGGTCGTCAGCGGATCGCTCGCCGCCGGTACGCTGTCGTCGCTCACGGACGGCACCTGGTCGCCGGCGTGGTCGACGTTCACCTACGACTGGACGCGCAACGGCGTCGTGATCGCCGGCGAGACGGGCAACACGTACATGAAGGGCCCGGCGGACGTCGGCGCGATGATAGTCGGCCGCGTCTATGCGATCGATCCTGTCAACGGATCACCGGTCGCGGCCTCGGTCGCCGTGGGCCCGATCACCCCGGCGCCGGCCGACCCGGTGACGGTGCAGTCCAGCAGCCACACGCTGGTGGCCAGCACCAACGTGGACTTCACGTTCAGCAGTGTCGGCGCCAACAGCCTGATGCTGGCGTTCCTGGCCGAATGGGACAACGCGCCGTTCAACGCGCACTTCTCGGACACGCAGGGCCACGTCTCGGGGGACATGACGCGCACGACCGCGCAGCTGTACAACGGCAACAACCCGTGGATCGGCTGGGCGTACGTCAAGTCGACTTCGACCGGGCCCTACACGCTGACGATCAACCCGGACAGCGGCCAGGGCGGCGCCGCGGTGGTCAGCGAGATTAGCGGCCTCGACCCGACGACCGTTCAGGACATCCCGCCGGACAACGCCTTCGGCAACACGTCGACCATCACCGTCACGGCCAGCGCCGCGACCACGAAGGCGACCGACCTGATCCGCGTCGGCATCGGTCTCGTCGGCACCGGCCACACGGTGACCGCTGACGACCCGAGCGCCTGGGATCTCGTCGGTCACGTCGACGGGACGTTCAACGGCGCCTGGGTGTTCGAACGCAAGCCGCACGCGATCGAGACCTTCACCTTCAGCGCGACCACGGACGCAGCCGGCTGGATCGCGCAGTCGATCGTCATCAAGGGCAGTTGAGCCCGCAACCACTGGAGAACGTCATGCCGACCCTTCGCGAGAGCATCGAAGCCCGCATCAAGGAACTCGAGGGCGAGGCCGCCGCCGAGCGCGCCAAGCTGGAGAACCTGCATCCGACGCTCGCCGCGGTGCTGGAGCACCCGGTCGAGGAGGTCGTCGCGTTCTTCCGCAGCGTCGGCGCGCACCTCTTCCCGCACCAGCAGGTCAAGGTCGTTCCGCCGGCGCCCGCCGCCGCGCCGACCGAGACGACCGGGCAGACTGCCGCCTGACGCTGCGATGGCGCGCGTGACGATCGACGTGACCTGTCGCATGCGCTGGTGGGTGATGCCGTACGTCCGCGCCCTCGGCGCCTTCGCGATGATGACGGGCCTGGAGCCGGATTGGGACAAGCTGGCCAGCCTGCTGTCCCGTCGCGGCTTCAGGATCACCTTCACCGAGCGGGTCCACCGGTCGTGACCGCGCTCCGCTCCGCGCTGCGTGGGGTGCGCATGCCCAAGCGCCCGCGGCCGCCCGACGCGCTGGGGCCAGACGTCGCCTTCGCTCCTGCGCCCGAGGTAATGGCGTGGATCACGGCGGAGATCCTGGAAGAGGACGGGGCGATCCACAACCCCGACCACCGGCACCTGCGCTTCGCTCACTTGCGTGTGCTGTGGGCGGACGGCGGCTTCGCCAGCAAGGGCCGCACGGTCATCGGGACGGCCGAGGAGGTCGCCTTCCGGTGCAACGCTTGGCAGCGCGGCCGCCAGGAGCAGCAGATGCGCGAGTGGTTCGGCATGGTGCCGGACTACCTGATCACGCTGGACGGCCGGTACGCGCGTGAATGCAGCGACGGCGAGTGGTGCGCGCTGGTGGAGCACGAGCTCTATCACATCGCACAGCAGCGCGACGAGTTCGGCGCCCCGAAGTTCAGCAAGGCGGGAACGCCGAAGCTGACCATCCAGGGACACGACGTCGAGGAGTTCATCGGGGTGGTACGCCGGTATGGCGTCGGTCATCCCGAGGGCAATCTGGCAAGACTCGCGAAGGCTGCTCAAGCCCCCGCAGAGGTCTCCCGGGTGTCCTTGGCCGGTGCATGCGGGGTCTGCCTGCTGCGCGCCGCCTGACGGATACCCGCCGGGTACGGAAACGAGCCCGCCATGGCGAAACTGACCGACAAGCAGAAGCTGTTCATCGTGAAGGGGCTGGCGTGCTACGACACGCCGACCCAGGTCGCGGCGGCGGTGAAGGAAGAGTTCGGGATCGACGTGCCCCGCACGCAGGTCGCGAAGTACGACCCGACCAAGGAAGCCGGCTGCGACCTGAGCACGAAACTCTGCGCCATCTTCGAGGCGACCCGGGCCGAGTTCCTGGAGCAGGTGAAGGACATCCCGATCGCCAGCCAGGCGTTCCGCCTGCGCGCGCTCGGGCGCATGCTCAACAAGGTCGAGAGCCAGGGCAACGTGGCGCTGGCCACGCAGATCCTCGAGCAGGCGGCCAAGGAGACGGGTGGCGCGTTCACGAACCGACGCGAGGTCACCGGAAAGGGTGGGGGCCCGATCCAGCAGAACAACACGGTCACGAACCTGACGCCGGGGGAGTTCGCCGAGATCGCGCGCCAGGTCGCCGACGAGGTGTGATGCGTGCGGGTCTTCTCGCCGCAGGAGCGGTTCGCGGCCGCTGAGCTCGCGCGCGCCGATCACTACTTCTTCAGCCGCTGGATGTTCCAGGCCCGCAAGGGCTACCAGTGGCAACGGGCCCGGCACCACAAGCTGATCTGCGACGCGCTGATGCGTGTCTACCGCGGCGAGTGCAAGCGCCTGATCATCAACATCCCGCCCCGGTACTCGAAGACCGAGCTCGCGGTGATCAACTGGATCGCGTGGTGCCTGGGGCAGGTGCCCGACGCGGAGTTCATCCACACCAGCTACAGCAGCCAGCTGGCGGTGAACAACAGCGTCGGCATCCGCGGCATGGTGCAGCACGAGGCGTATCGGGAGATCTTCCCGGGCGTCGAGCTCGCCGGCGAAGCCGGGCACCACTGGAAGACGACCGAGGGCGGCGTGATGTACGCGACCGGCACCGGCGGCACCATCACCGGCTTCGGCGCGGGCAAGCACCGCGAGGGCTTCGGCGGCGCGATCGTCATCGACGACCCGCACAAGGCCGACGAGGCGCGCAGCGACGTCATCCGCGCGAGCGTCATCGAGTGGTTCCGCACGACGCTGGAGAGCCGGAAGAATTCGCCCGACACGCCGATCATCGTGATCATGCAGCGCCTGCACGAGGACGACCTCGCGGGCTGGCTGCTGGCGGGCGGCAACGGCGAGAAGTGGGAGCACCTGTGCCTCCCGGTCTGGAACGACGACGACACGCCGCTCTGGCCGGAGAAGCACAGCGCCGAGGAGCTCCAACGCATGGAGACCGCCTCGCCCTACGTCTTCGCTGGCCAGTACCGGCAGCGGCCGGCGCCGCCCGACGGCGGCCTATTCAAGCCGGACAAGATCGAGATCATCGACGCGCCGCCCGCCGGGCGCGTCACCTGGGTGCGCGGCTGGGACTTGGCCAGCACCACGGACGGCGACTGGACGGTCGGCGCGAAGGTCGGGCGCCTCGAGGACGGCCGCTTCGTCATCGCGAACGTCAAGCGCGCCCGGCTGGGCCCGGACGAGCGTGACAAGCTCATCAAGATCACAGCCAGCAACGACGGCCGTCTGGTGAAGCAGAGCATTCCGCAGGATCCTGGCCAGGCCGGCAAGACGCAGGTGCTGTACCTGACCCGCCTGCTCGCCGGCTATCCGGTCCACACGTCGCCCGAGACCGGCGACAAGATCACGCGGGCTGAGCCCGCCGCCGCCCAGGTCAACGTCGGCAACGTGCTGATGCTGCGCGACACCGAGGGCGACCGCTGGAACGAGCCGTTCCTGAACGAGCTCCGCATCTTCCCCAACGGCTCCTTCGACGACCAGGTGGACGGGTTCTCACGAGCCTTTGCCCAACTGATCGCGCCGCGCCGTTCCTTCTTCGGATAGCCGCCCATGTTCAACTGGTTCCGCCGCAAGCCCAAGCAGCCTGCGCCGCCGGCGCCCACGCGCGAGCGCGCCACCTTCTGGAGCACTCACGTCGAGCCCGCCGAGCCCGGCTTCGGCCTGAGGAAGGCGGCGGATGTCATTCGCGGCCTGTTGAAGATGGGCCCGCGCGTGCGCGCCGCCGGCGCGGCGATGGACAGCGCCGATGGGGACGACCCGATCGCGTTGAAGATGGCCGCCACCGCGCAGAACATGCCCGACGTGCTCGCCGCCTGGTACGCGTCGCAGACGTTCATCGGTCACCAGATGTGCGCGATCCTCGTGCAGCACTGGCTGATCGACAAGGCGTGCACGATGCCGGGTCGCGATGCGATCCGCAAGGGCTTCGACATCGTCACCACGACGGGCGAGAAGCTCAGCAAGAAGGATCTGCAGCTCCTGCACGAGGCCGACGATGCGATGCGGCTGACCTGGAACCTCGAGGAGTTCGTCCGCAAGGGCCGAACCTTCGGCATCCGCATCGCGCTATTCGTGGTCGAGTCGGATGACGTCGCCTACTACGAGCAGCCGTTCAATCCAGACGGCGTGACGCCCGGCAGCTACAAGGGCATCGTCCAGGTCGACCCGTACTGGACGTCCCCAATGCTCGACCAGGCCGCGTCATCGCAGCCTGACACCGAGCACTTCTACGAGCCGACGTGGTGGCAGATCAACGGCCGCCGCTACCACCGCTCGCACCTGATCATCTTCCGCAACGGCGACCTGCCCGACCTGCTCAAGCCGCAGTATCTGTACGGCGGCGTGCCGGTGCCGCAGCGAATCATGGAGCGCGTGTACGCCGCCGAGCGCACCGCGAACGAGGCGCCGCAGCTGGCGCAGACGAAGCGCACCACGGTCTACAAGACGGACATGGAGCAGTTCGCCGGCCTCGGTGACGAGGGTGTCGAGCGCATGCGCGCCTGGGCGAATTACCGCGACAACTACTCGATCAAGCTCGGTGACAAGGAAAAGGACGACATCGCGCAATTCGACACGTCGCTCGCCGACCTCGACAGCGTCATCATGACGCAGTACCAGGTCGTCGCCGCGGCGGCCAACGTCCCCGCCACCAAGCTGCTCGGCACCTCGCCGAAGGGCTTCAACGCGACGGGCGAGTTCGAGGAGGCGTCGTACCACGAGGAGCTGGAGACGATCCAGACGCATGACCTGTCGCCGCTGGTCAACCGCCATCACCTACTGGTGCTGCGCTCGGCCGGCAGGAAGGACATCGTGACGAAGGTCGAGTGGCGTCCGCTGGACAGCCCCACGGCCAAGGAACTCGCGGACACGAACCTGACCAAGGCGCAGACCGGCCAGGCCCTGGTGAACTCCGGCGCGATCTCGAGCGAAGACGAGCGCAACCGCGTCGCCCTCGACCCTTCGAGCGGCTACGCCGGCGTCGACCTGAGCGCGCCGCTGCCCGACGACGACCCCGACGACGATCTCGATGACGACCAAGAGCCCCAAGCCGAATGAGCCCTTGCGCGGGTTCATCCTGAACCCGGCGGTCGCGATCGAGCAGCAGTACACGGCGTCGATCCTGGCGCTGATCCGCCGGATGGCGGAGGAGACGAAGAAGACTCTGTTGGGCGTCTTCGCTGAGGCGGCGCACGACGCGGCGATGGATGCTGGCGAGCGCGAGGGCGCGATCGAGGGGCACGCGAACGTCAGCAGCCAGGCGCGGATCGCCATCAACCAGCTGGTGGAGAAGTACGAACCGCTGTTCGCGCGCGTCGCCAAGAAAGCCACGAAGCGGATGATGGATCGCACCATCCAGAACAGCCGCGTGACGCTCGGTGCCTCCCTGCGCGAGATCAGCGCCTCGGTCTCTCTCGACGCCAAGAGCATGTCGCCGGCACTGCTGGACGTCATCACCGCCAGCACGAACGAGGCGGTGGGCCTGATCAAGATCATCCCGACGACCTACCTGCAGAAGGTGCAGGGCGCGGTGATGCGGTCCATCACCACCGGCAACGGCCTCAAAGATCTGGCGCCCTTCCTGGAGAAGGCGTACGGCCAGAACATCCGCCACGCGCGCAACGTGGCGATGGATCAGACCCGCAAGAGCTACGGCAACGTCACGGCGCAGCGGATGAAGGACATCGGGCAGCAGACGTACGAGTGGATTCACACGGGCGGCTCTAAGGAGCCGCGCCTGGACCACATCGCTCTGCACGGCAAGGTGTTCCGCTTCGACGACCCGCCGGTGATCGATGCCAAGACGGGCCAGCGCGGCAAGCCGGGAGACGCGATCTTCTGCCGTTGCCGCATGCGCCCGGTGATCTCGTTCGAGTCGAACGACTGATCGCCCACCCTGACACCCGCCCGCCGCGCGCGGGCTCATCCATCGGTCACCGCATGGACGATCTCGAACCCGTCACCGCAGCGCTGCGCGCTGCCGGCATCGCCTACGTCTGCGACGGCAAGGTGCTGCTGATCAAGCGCTCCGCCACCACGGACGCGCACCCGTCGACCTGGAGCTTCCCCGCCGGCGGCATCGAAGAGGGCGAGACACCTGCCCAGGCCGCGGCGCGCGAGTCACTGGAAGAGATCGGGCACGCGCCCGGCGACCTGCAGCCGATCGAGGAGCGTGACGGCTTCGCGCTGTTCCTGTGCCAGACCGCGGAGTTCGCGCCGGTGCTCAATCACGAGAGCGCTGGCTACGCCTGGGCTGCACCAGTCGACCTGCCGACGCCTCTGCACCCGCAGGTGCGGGAGCAGGTAATTCTGGCCATGGCCGCCGCGACCGCGTCGCGCGTCGACAGCGCGATGGACGAGTCGGCCCGCACGATCGACACGAACGGCTGGTTCGAGGTCGAGGGCAACCCGCTGTCGAAGGTCGGCGTCTTCCCATACCGCGGTCGGCAGCTCGGCCCGAAGTGCCCTGATCCCGAGAAGCTGTACCGCGTCTACCGGCCCGCCGAGGAGCTGTCCGATCCCGAGTGCATCGACAGCTTCCGCCTGCTGCCGTGGATCGACAACCACACGATGCTCGGTGACCCGGCCAAGGGCCTCACGCCCGCCGAGCGCAAGGGCGTGCAGGGCGTGGTCGGGGAGCAGGTCTTCTACGACCCTGAGCTGGGCGGCTTTGGCGGCCTGCGCTCGAACATCAAGGTTTTTTCCCAAGCCCTGGCGAACTTGATCGCGTCGGGGAAGCGGGAGTTGTCGTGCGGCTACCGCTGCACGTACGACTGGGTCTCCGGCGTGACGCCGTGGGGCGAGCCGTACGACTGCATCCAGCGGCGCATTCGCGGCAACCACCTCGCCACCGTGAACACGGGGCGAATGGGCCCGGACGTCGCCGTCCTGGACTCTTCCGACGATCAATCCACCACCGACAAGGAGCCATCCATGGCTGACGAGAAGAAGGACGGGGGCGGCTCCAGCATGACGCTGGAAAGCGCCCTCCAGCTGGTCAAGGACGCGATGCCCGCCATCGCCATGATCCGCGAGGCCGGCATGCTGACCGACGCGATGCTGAGCGGGCAGGTGCCCATCACCACGCTGGTCGCTGCCGACGCCGACGCCGACGGCAAGAAGCCCGGCGACGACGCCAATCCCGGCGAGAAGAAGGACGACAAGCCCACCGAAACCGCGAAGGACGACGCCGGCGGCACCGAGGGCAAGAAGGACGACAAGACCGAGAAGGACGACAAGGGCACCGCGATGGATGCCGCGCCCGCGCTCACCTTCAAGGATCTCGTCGGCCAGGTCGCTCGTCGCGACAAGCTGGCCAAGCAGGTCGCGCAGCACGGTGAACGGGATCGGCTCGCGCACAATCGCCAGCCAGATCA